GTCCAGCGAGGTGGTGGTTTGGGTTGGCGTATTACCGGGAATAAACTCAGCGAGCCTTCCGGTCTTAGGATTGTAAGTAAGTTGGCAACCAATTCCGGTCTCGCCCGTGTAGCGGTTCTTGAGGACACGCACCTTGGTAAGATGTCTCTCCGCTGGGTCGTCTGCCTGCTGGTCCCGCTCCAGGCCCAGACACATGTCAGACAGTTGAGCGATGGCAGCAGAGCCACGAAGTTGAGCTAGGGAGACCATGCCACCATTCTCGTGGGCGATCCCATCGGGCCGCTTCAGGTGGCTCACGATGATCATCCCAATGTCGAACCGGGAGACCACAGTGCGAAGCTTGGTCATAAGTACATCGATAAGCTTACGCTCATCACTGGTCTCTAACCCCGAGACCACCATGGAGACGTGATCGAGGACAATGTAGTCGCACCCGTTGGATGCCATGAACTTGATCTTGTCGATGATGTTGTCCACGTCAGACGAACCGAAGTGGTCGTACAACATGAGGCGTCCAGTGCCTGCCGTGGCGTCGAAGGCCTCGCGCTTACTGTCGGGATCCACCTCGAACCCATGGATATGCAGGGGTAGGTTACAGTGCGTCCCCATGAGGCCTAGGGTGGTACGCTTGACGCTCTCCTCGAGGAATAACCCGCCGACCTTCTTACCCTGTATCAGGAGGTGGTACATGATCTCGCGGGTCATCTGGGACTTACCCATGCCAGACCCTGAGGTGATGGTTAGGAGTTCACCCTTGCGAATACCGTGGGTCATGCCGTTGAGACCTTCCCATGGGTACGGGATAGTCTCGAAGTTTTCGACCTTGTTGACCTCATCCCATAGCTCAGCAGCATCAACGACGCCATCGGGTCGGTAGGGGTGGGCGTCCCATAAGGCTCTCACGAGGTCCGACGACTTACCCTGCACGATACACTCGTTAGGGTCTTTCGCTGGTAGCTCAGCCACGAAGACCTTGCCGGGTTCCAGCAGAGGAGCCACGGTCTGGATACTGTTTCGACCGGGTTCGTCCATGTCGAAAGCCAGTACGATCTTATCGAAGCTCTCAAGCCACGTGAGTTCCTGCTGGATAACCTTGGCGGCACCCTGAGCACCACTTGGGAGGGACACTGAAGGCCACTTACTGCCCATCGCTTGGAACACCGACAGGGCGTCGATCTCGCCCTCGGTTATCACCAACATCTTACCGCCTTCACGGAACAAGTGTTGCCCGTAGAAGCCAGCGTGGTTTGGGTTACCTATGGTAGAGAAGACCTTACCAGCCTTGCGTACCTTCTGTGCGACGACCTCGCCGTCCTTACGGTAGTTGGCCACTTGGGAAGGTTTGTCACCATCCGTACAGAAATAGCCATACTTCCGGCAGGTATCTTCGGTGATCCGACGTGAAGGGAGCGACTTAAACTCACCAGTCAAAAACTCTTTGGTCATAGCGCTCTCCTTCTTTGGTTTGATCGTGGGTTGTTCCTCCTTGCGGGTCTTTCCGCACGAGAAACAGTGGGTTCCGCCGTCAGCGTAGTTCGCTAAAGCGTCGGATGATCCACAATCCTCGCAAGAGGAGTGATATACGAAGTGGTTAACCTCCGCTTCTGACATGCCTTTGGGCCTCCGCTGCTAGTTCGATCAGGGGTTCGTATCCCCCTCGCGTCTCTAGAAACTCGGGGGCTGCGTTGATGGTGGCGTGAGGGTATTCCTTCGCCAGCATTTCGGTCACAGACAGGAAATTTGAGTACGCCAGAGGGTCCAAGGTGTCGGGGTGCTTCCCGTCCCATCCAAGGATGCCAATAGCTACTGAGGTTCGATCCTGTTCTGCGAGATGTGCGCCGATGGTCTGGTGATCACGTGTTTCCGTGATGCCTGATCGGGTGACGCAGTAGTGAAAACCACACTGTAGATATCCCTTCTTACGAAACCATCGGTCCATGTCAGTCGGGTTATCTGGGGTCAATCTAGCGTGAACAATGATGGAGTTTGTAGACTCTCTCGGCTTGGTCCAGCGCTTGAGGAAAGTTTGGGTTGGCGTATTACCGGGAATAACCTACTCCTCCAGCCACTCATTAGGTACAGGCTCGTCCTTATTGAACTTGGCGTACATGTAGCCGTTCTTATCACACCACATGGCGTAAGTGGTCTTGCTTGCTTTAGAGATGCGTGTGTTGGGGTTGTTGAATATGAAGCGGATTTCCACCTCGGGGTTGGAGGCGCGGATATGGAGATGCTTCTGGCGGTCTTCCGTCTTGAAGCGGCCTTTCGATTCAATGACGATCCGTTTGCCGGATTTCGTGGTTATGATGAAATCGGGTGTGTAGGTCCGCATCTTAGCGGGTTGCTCATACCGGATCTTTTCATCTTCATAGGAAAACGAAACGCCCGAGGCCGTGAGACCCCGAGCGATATCTAATTCCAAACCTGAACGATAACCTTCCAGTCTACCTCTGCGATCAACCGCATGTCGGCTTAGACGGGAATAAGACATTAGAAGTCGTGGTTAGCTTCGTCGTCATCACCCAAGGCTTCAGGTGCGGAGTCACTGCTAGACTCACCTTCGAAACCTCCGACATATCCGCCGTCCATAGTATCGAAGCCAGCATCACTGTCGGTAGGCCCGACCAAGCTGATAATCTGAATTGCAGTAGGCTGTAGGCTGATGCCCTTGTCTACACCTGCGGTCCAGCAGTACACCTCGGCACCAACTACCAGCTCAGAGCCACCCCAGATTTGTTCGTTAACGACGTTGTTCTGGGTGTCGTACTGTTTAGGCTTGCGGTCCCATACCTCCTTCTTGCGGGTCATGACGTTCTTGACCTTGATCTGGAAGATCACGTTACCCGTGCGCTCCCCGTTATCATCCTCTTCGAACTTCCATAAGTTGGTCTTGGTTGGCTTGAGTTCTTTGCCAGTCCACTCTTGAAAGAGTTTTGACAGCCGATCCATGTGTGGCTTGGCGTCGTCCAGACTAAGGCGTAAATCAGCCTTATAGATTCCGAGGTCGTGGAACTTTTTGTCCGGCGTGTTAAGAGCTGGAAATACCGCGATGCCGCGAATGTTTAGTCGTGGGTTTTTAGCCATAGGTTCTATCCTTTTCGGTTTGGGTTGGCGTATTACCGGGAATAAATTTTCATGGGGTGATCCCTATTAGGGGACTATCTAGGAGAAGAAAAACTCGGACTGCAGGGTGGAGCGAATGTCCAAGTCACCCATCGCTGGGCGAGGTGGGAATACGACGTCGGGGCCAGCAAGCTCCCGCATGCAAAGCTCGTAGTCGGCCAGAAGGTCGTTCTTCTCGTACATCTTGACGAACTCCTCACGGATCACCGACGAGAACTCACGGAAGTCTCGCGTACCTACTGCGAAACTGTCGTGGATCATCGAGAACTCAGGGGACTGTCCCCGTAGAGAGACTATCTTAGCCCAACGACGCACCACAGCACGGAGGTGGGTAGCGTCCAGAGAGTGTACAAAATTTGGCGCACAGCTATTGCGGTGCTGGCGTACATCCTCTTCGTCAAGCCACTGCTTGGTCGTTAGGTCTACACGTTTAACGTCCAGGTCCACTGCCTTACGACGCCGGAAGTTGTAGATGTAGATCGAAGGCTTCAACAGGCTCTCCTTTGGCCGATTAGTGCGACCTACAAAACCATCCGGCGTTTCCCACTGCAGGGGCGAGTTCGGGTTAGACTTAATGGCTGCTGCTGATACGTCTTGTATCCACTTCATGACTTCTAGGCCGCGTACTACTACCTCAGGGATGCTGTCCCATACCAAGTCCGCCATGAACCCCACGAAGAAGTTAAACCTAACGTACGGGGAACCCTCGACCTTCATGCGGTCGTGGTAGTACTCACGGATGTACCGACGGCAGCTATCCTTAGTGGCTGCATAGGGTACGGTCATAACAACACGTTTCACCAGTTTACGATCGAACCCAAACTCAAGGCCAGCACGCGCCATTTCCTGAGCGTTCTCGAGATCCTTGTAGGCCCCAAGGTTGCCCCCGGCGATCTCTTCGAGACGGCGGCGGAATGGACCTTCGGCCACCTCTCCATAAATGTCGAAGCGCTCAGGGACGTCAGTAAGGTTGACCATCTTACCACCCACGGCATCACGAGAGAGCGCTGAGAGGACTTGTAGGCCGCTACAGGTGGCGTCTACCGCTACAGGCATGCGAGATACAAAGCCCAAGCCCTGCTCCGCGTAATCAGCAAGCTCGATACATGCCGCCAGAAATGCTGCAGGCTCATCCGCTTCTGTCCATAGTAGATTACCCATTGGGTCATTACCCACGGCGACCAGCTCGGCGATGTTATCCTTAGTCCATTGAATACGCTCATCTACAGGAAGCTTATCGTGGCCCATGGATGTCGCAGCTGCGAACCGAATACCATCCATGTCGGTGTCCTTATCAATCACCTGACCGTCCGCGAAGTGCATCAAGTGCTTATTCCAATCGCTGCCCTGCGGAGAGAGCGCCGAGGTGATCGGGTAGGCACGTCCCCGGCTATCCATGTCCCACGCGAAATAGAACCGCTCCTCATTGCGATACTTCTCAGTGACCTCAAGGAGGGCGTAGGTCTGCAGACGGACAGAACGGTCTGCCTTCTCCTGCGTGATCCACTTGTAGAGGATCGTCTTACACTCTTGGGTATTCTCTTCGAAGTACGTAGGATCGAAGTGAGGTTTGATAGGAATCTCCGCACGTACAAAACCATTAATCATCTGCTCAGGGTGATTGAAGAGCCAAATCATGGCGTCCAATACCCGAGTGTTGATCTTCCAGCCTGTACGCTGCATGGCGTTGAGGGCCTCTGAGGTGTTGTCGAGGCCACGGGTATTTTGCACCTCGATGTTGTAGAGCTTACGGCTCTTCTTCACCATCGGGTAGTTGCGAACGTATGTGGTGTAGTACCCACCCATGGCGATATTACCCTGTCCCCAATCCATAGGAGGCACCAGTAGGGGCAGCGAGGCGAACATGTTAGCGCCAATGCGCATGATACCTTCAGCGATCTTCTCAGCGAGAACCTCGTGAATGCTTACAGTCACGTGTCGGCGATCCTTGCGACCATCATAGCTCGGGCCACTCAGGTCTAAGGTCTCAGGGCAGGCCTGATCAAGGATGTGCAGGAGGGCTACCCCGGCGGCGATCACGTTGGCACTGCGGGAGAACCCTGCAGGCTCACGCAGGACAGCACGAGATTGTGCCATGGCGCGAATATCCCGCTTCATACCCCGAATAGTTTCCTGCCGCTGGTTAGCCTTGGCCATGTACTGTTCAGCAGCCTGTGGCTCTTGCTTGGCGAAGTCCCGCGTGATGATCTCGGTCTTGATGTTGTCCATGATCTTACGGGACATAACCTGCTGATCAACGGGGTCACCACCAGAGCGGGACAGCAGCGAGAAGATGGTGTTAAGGGCGATCTGTGAGATATCGGCAGCGTCGAGATATCCTGAGCCATCTAGTAGGTTCTTCCATGCTGCCCGTGCGCCACGGCCACGGTACTCAAGGTTCTCCTTGATGGCATCCCGGAAGGGATCAAACAGAGTGTTGATAACTGTACGACCTGCGCGGTTCTCGTGGAAGTGACCCTCGGCTTGCATACGCTCAGCATTGCGAATGAATTTATCCTCGCCTACCTCACCAGCAAAACGCTCTAACTCAAACTGTCGGGTCATAAGGTCTTCACCGTAGGTAGTAACCGCTTGTTGGAACACTTCGTGGTCTTTAATCTTGGTGATATCGTAGTTGTTCATGGTTTAACTCCTAGGGGTAACTGAAGGGGGAAGCTGGGCGTATTACCGGGAATTAATCTCGGAGCCATTGGCCGCACTAAGGGGTCTATCTCGATATCAGTACTGAACTGAATACGAATAGCCCGTTGATATGTGAGGCTTTTGAGAGGTCACTACAGGGGTAAACCCCTTAGGGGGAATGATATTGTAACAAGTCAACAACATTTATGCTCTTTTCGCCAATTAAAATAACTAAGGAAATCAGTGGGTTAGTGAGTCCCACGAATGGCAGGACCACTAATATTCGTGATTTCACTAATGGAGAACATCAGTCTAACATATTGTGAACACTGCTCATCCAATCAGGGTGGAGGTGCATGTAGCGGCGGGTTTGGCCAATGTCTGCGTGGCCCATCAGTTCTTGCAACCTTACAATGTCCATCCCCTTTTGAGCGAGGCGACTAGCGAAGGAGTGACGCAGGGTGTGCGGCGTGACTTTCTTGCCAATACGGACGCTGGCTACCTGCATAGCGTAGGCAAGGGTAGAGTAGTGGATACGGAATATTGGTTGGCCGGGTATCCACTCAGGTTCGTTCACAGCCTCAAGGGCGGTCTGCGATAGCGGGACATAGCGAAGCTTAATGCCCTTACCCAAGACCCGCACACGGCCTCCCTGAACGTCCGCAGGGGTGACCCTAAGGGCCTCCGACTTGCGTAGCCCTGTGGAGTTAATAAAGCGGACCAGCGGGTGGTATCGCTTGGGCATGTGAATGAGCAACTGATCTACCTCGTCCATAGTACACCACTCGAATTTAGTGCGCTCGCGTTTGAAACTCGGCGGTATGTCCACTTCCTTCGAGATATAACCCCAGCGGAAACATGATTGGCTCATCCTGCGGAAGTACTGCAGGAAGGCGTTACAGTAGGCCAAGCTCAGGTCTTTCTGGCGTAGAGCCTCGATAAACTGCGTGATCTTCGCGGTAGTAAGAACATCGCTTATTAGGGACTGTTTACCCATGAGTTCACACATGCGGTTCAGGTGACCACGGGCCGTGGTGTAGGTGGCTTCGGTCTTGAAGGCGTAGTACTCGCGGAGGATCCGCCGGGTTACAGCCCATAAGGTGCGGTCTTCCAGCACGCTGTCTGCGAGTAGGGCCAAAGGTGTGCCTTCGGTCTTTGCCTCAATGGCGCGGCGTTCAAAGTCTTGGGCGGCGTCCATAGTAGGAAACGTCTTGGTCAGGCCCTTACCGGATACACTGCAGGTTACCCTCTTGGTGGTGTAAGTGCCGTTCTGGTTCTGGTAAGCCATGGGGGGTGCCTCTTACTTCTCTAGGGGTTCTGCGAGTTTATCGCACCACGTGGTGCCTCGTGGGGTTAGCGTCAGGAGTTTGCGTCGGTGGTCCTCAGGGTCGAGATAGTCGCGGATGAACTTCTCACCCTCTGGGCGGCTACCGTCTGGGCGCAACCATGACTGATCAAGCCAATACGAGATGTTGCGGTATACGGATGAATTAGAGATATTTTCGTTAGTGAGGCGGTCGCGAAGGTCTTCCATAGACCTTATGTCATTTTGGGTGGCGAAGGTCAGGAAGGAATCGAGCCTAGTAAGCGTCATGTAAGGATCGAGTTCTGCTGCGACCTTGATAGCTGCGTGTAGCTTCGTGAGCGTGTCTTGTGTGCTGTGATTTAAGGGCATTGCTGTCGTCCTCCAATTTACGGATTAAGATAGGCAGCAGTGCGTCAATCCAATGGATGTGGCCGCGA